TGTGTCTGCTGTAAGGGGTCAGCGAGAAGCGAAGCGAGTAGAGTTAAAAGTAAGAGTTAGACGACGGGCAAGGCAAGTGATACTGCTGCGTCCGGTGGAATGTAAGTGTAAAGTAATCAGGCTTGAAATCCGTATCCAGTTTTCCGCTTACAATGTACTGGCAACAACTGCGCCAGCGGCAACCTATCCCGAAAGCATAGGTCATTCGATAGGGCTTAGTGTAACCATTAATTGTCTGCTAACATGATATGTTCTCTGAGTCCTATCCAATGTAATTATTCAAAGCTTGTGCAACTTAGCACGAAGCGGTGTGACAGTCCTATTAAGCGCAATCTTTTAACCATTGGTCAAAGTCTATGGGGTATTTGTGTGCGATGTGCTGGTAGGGTAGCTTGTTTCACCGCTTATTTTATCGAGGTGAACTATGTTCAAACGTTTTAAGCAACTGTCAAAAAGTTTTTACTTGACTTTCATTAGACCGCGCCGTGTGTACCGTTTTAAAGTAGTGTACCGCGATAAGTTACGCCGTGTGCAGACTTGTTACATTCAAGTATGTGCAAGGACACGTAACGAGGCTTACTATCTAGTGCGCGACGTTAGTTATCTTAACGAAGCGCGTGGTTATAAGCTATCACTCACTAATGTATCACTGTTCGACGGTGGTCAATCAATGCAATCTGCGTACTAATCTGTACTAATCTATCTGAATCTATCAACAATCGCCAAACGAGGGCTAAACTATGTCAACTGTAACAACAAACAAAGCACCAAAACTAACGTCTGTAAAACAAATCCGTACTCAACTTGTGAAAGCTGAGACAATGCGCCGTAATGTAACTATCAGTGCGCTGTACCATGCCCTAGTGAAGTCTAACGTCGCATGGATGGATAACTGGTCACGTACTGACGCCGCTATGCTTGACGCAACTCTACGTGTTCTATGTCCGACTAAGTGGGTTAAACCGGATGCAAGCAAGGGTATCAAAGGACATTACAAGCGTGACACCAAGAAAGCTGATGAAATCATGGGCAAACTAGGTGTAAACCGTGAAATGACGTACCCTGAGTTTTACCCAATCCTTGAGCAGTACTGGATTGAGAACTCAGAGAAGAAAAAGTCTGAGGAACTAACGCTTGACCAAAAGCAGGGCAAGCTGAAAGGACAAATGGCTCGTTTGTTGGGACAGTGGGCTGAGGCTGGTCTGTCTTACGGTGAAGTCGAAACGATGCTTAAACGTGCTCGTGACGGTAAAGACATTCTACCAAAGGCAAAGTAATATGGCACTGAATGCGAAAGAACTACAGTTCCTGCGTGAGAACTACGGGACTGTCGGGAAATGTCTATCAAAACAGGGCGTCGCTGATGCCCTTGGTAAGACGTACAACGAAGTAAGCCACGCTATCCGGTACAACGGTATAGCAACGGGCGACAAGCGACGTTCAGGGCGTAAACTAACTGAGTCACAAAAGCGTGAGCTTGTGCAACAGAAAGATAAAGGGCGTAGCAGCGAGTTCTTAGCTGGTTACTACGGGATAACTCCACAGCATGTGTGCCGTGTGTACCGTGCTGCTAAGCAACAGAAATATTAGGGGATTAGTATGTCTAAACTAAAACAGTGGTGGGCGAAGCACGCTGAACGCTTCCTGTTTATGGCTGTGTTTGCCGTGATGATTGTGTGTATTTTCATTATCGGTTGGGGGTTCAAGGCACTTGAGCTGATGTTTTACAAGTGGGCGTTGGGGTTTTAACATGGCAACTTTGACCAAGGGATACATGAATGCTCAAGAGCATGCTGAGTACCTAAAAACCGAGCACTTGAAACTGCAAGATGCTTTCCATAAGTACCACAACCACACACGTAAACGTCAAGAAACGCTGCGCGATATTTATGCAGAGCGTGCACGTGTTGTCGGCTTGTCTCTTGTCACTTACTGCAAGCGTTTCAATATCCGTGGTGTTTTGTTCAAAGGAGAACTGGATGCGAATCTATCAAATGGTAGCGCGTAACTTCAATAGTGGTCACATCCACCGCATCATCCGAAAGAATCTTGAGCAAGGTGAGAAGTTAACCCTGCGTGATTCCACCGCACTCATCTGGTTTATGTTGAGTGAACAAAAGTCTTTCCGTCTCTCGTACCAAGAGTTGCAACTGGTACACCCTAAACTGCGCAAGCTGCTACCACTTGAGCGCAAGCTGTGCCACCGTACACTGACTGACGGTACTCAAGTACTAGACACGGTGCGATTCTACTCTGAGACGTATGCTAGACGTACTCTCAAGCTACTCAAAGAGCACGGTCAATATGATTTACTGACTGAGCTAACCAACGGTCAAGAGCAAGCATTCAATGCAATGTTCGAGGCTACCCAACGTATAGCAAACGCATGGCAATCTGACATGCTTGACTGATTAAATATAAATCAAACACTACTCATGTAAGGAGTTCCAAATGTCTAAGTTTTTCCAACCGTTCGAAGCAATCCAACTGTTCGGCGTTAACGACCCTGATGGTTATAAGCTACTAGCTGAGCACGCTGAAAATGTGGCTGAGCGATTCACTGTAATGCCAGCTTTCTACAGCCGTGTAGCCTCTGAGAACGTGGAGTTCGTGGGGCAGAGTGGTAAAGTGTTCCAGCATCTACCACGCTATGGTAAGAACTCTCCGCAGGGCGAGGATATTGATGTAACCTCGGCAATCGGTAAAGAGACTGTCAGCTCACGCCACTTTATCTCGAACCAACGTAGCTGTGATGACCGTAAGCTCGAAGCGCTATTCACTGGTCTGTGTCCTGATTGGTACAGCACACAAGTTCTAACAGCACACCACCAACGCGGTATGTTCGACTCTTTCGCTGGTTGGTTAAACTTCGGCTGGGGGCGCGGTGGTAAAGCTATCTCTCCACGTACCACGCTACTCCGTGAGAAGTTCGAAATGTACGACGGTACGCTGCGTGGTTGGGTATTCAAAGCGTGCCAACGTCTTGCACGATTACACTACGCAACTAACTACTTGAACATGACTGATGGTGGTTACAGCAGTGTCCAACCGGACGTTAATGGTACTGACTCACCTGACCGTATCTTTGCCAAGGCATGTGATGACGAAATCGCTGCGCTTCTCCGTGCTAAAAACACTGGCCTGCAAGGGTTAGACTTCGATTCTGAAATGTCATACGAAATGCAAGTGCACCAACTAAGCACGTACGTACTGAGTGCTGCTAAGCTACTAGGTTACACGCATCCTAAGCTACTAGCTTTCGCAGAAGAATACTGCGCGAACATTATCTTCTTAGGTACTGATAGCATCTGCAAAGGTATCCGTCTAGTGAACGTACTGCATGAATGCTGGTACAGAGACTACGACCTGCACTTCGGTGCACCTACTATCAGTGGTCTTGATGGTCTAGTCGTTCGCTTCCTACGTGCTTGGAACTGTTTCTTCCAGAACCAAGGCGTGACACCTGTCGGTCTAATCTGGGACGGTGAGAGCGAAGTGAAGCACATCACTGCTAAGCCTACCGCTGTGGTAACTGCTGAGGGTCGTGTGCAAATCCGTCTTATCATCAATGACCTACCAATCCCACGCTTATACGCTGATGGTTCTGATTACCGTGACGCACTACAAGCAATGAAAGCATTGAACTCGCCAATCCATACAACAATCATTCCGGCTCACCCTGACCTTGACCACATCTGGCACTTTGTGTACGAGAACGGCCCAAGCTCTTGCATGACTGACTACCCATACGAACGTTGTCCAGTGCGTGTGTACTGTCACGAAGATAATAGCCTTGGTCTAGCTGTATGCTACCGCTCACCCCGTGAGTTGTCTGTTGATGAGTTCAATGTACTGGCTAGCAAGGGTGAACTTGATACACCGGAGTTCTCTGCTAAGGATGTATTCATTAACATCACTGGTCGTGCTGTGTGTAACATTGACGACAAGCAGTACGTTCGTTCGTACGGTTGTAACACTGAGGGTCACTTGATGAACGCTGGTTACAACCACAACTCAAGCTGCCTCGATGGTCAAGAGCTGCGTTACATCGAGTACCCTAATGGCACTGATGCTGTACTCATGCCTTACCTTGACGGTTACGAAGAACACGTTGAGCTGTGTGAGGGCGCGAAAGGTAAGTACTTCATGGTGTGTGATGGTGGCTCTGACACATACGAAGCACAAAGCGCGTCGGGTTACATTGAAATCAACCTTGAAGAATGTTATGAGTGCGATAACCGTACTCACGACGATGATATGTGTGATGCACAGAGCGGTGGACATGAGCGCCGTGTGTGTGAGAGCTGTCGTGACCGTTATTACGTGTGGGTTGACCATGACCAAGACTACCACCACCAGAGCGATGTTACGTTCTCTGAGTACACTGGTGAGTACATCCTTGACGATGAGTTGGAAGTATGTCCACTGGTCGGCCCAATGCACGAAGACCGCATGGATGAATGTGCGGCAACTGGCAAGCGTGTGTTCGAAGACCGTCTTGTTGATGGATGCTTGACATCCGAAGACGCAGCAACGCTTGGTGTCCTTGACGAGTGGTTAGACTACCACCGCGAAGACGAAGACGAAGAATAATAACTACTACAATTAAGGAGTCGTGATGACTAACCCAAACAACACAAAAGCATTCGAGTTACTACTAGCAATCTTGAGTGAAGAACGTCCCGGTTTACGTGGACAAGAAGTAGTAGCCGAAGTGCTTGATGCTGAGGGTATTGAGTACTCGACGGACAGGCATGGGAACATGTTTGTACAAGTGGGTGAGCGTGATGACATCATGTTCACAAGCCACACAGATACAGTTGACTTTGATGCAACGGCATACCCTAGCTGGCTACAACGTGAGTTTGAACAAGAGGCAATCGAACCAGCTACCACTGAAAGTAAGAAGAAAAAGTTATGTGTCTTGAACGGACACTTAGCCCTAGACGCTGATGGTATCTGGGACTGTCTCGGTGCTGATGATGGTGCTGGTGTCGTGCTTATGATTATGATGATTAAGCGCGGCATCCAAGGTCAGTACTGGTTCTTTGCTGAGGAAGAAGTGGGGCGCGTCGGTTCAACTGGTGCGTACGAAGATGACACGAAGTCATTCGAGAAAGTGAAGTGGTGTATCAGCTTTGACCGTCGTGGTACTGACATCATCCATACACAAATCGGTGGGCGCTGTGCATCTGATGAGTTCGTGGAAGCACTGGCTGAACGCTTTGACCGTCCGAAGTCGCGTATCACAACAGGTGTTTACACTGACTCAGCAACATTCATCGACACAATCCCCGAGTGTACGAACATCGGCGTGGGTTACTACAATGAGCACACTGACCGCGAGACATTGAACTTGAATGAGTTCTATGACACGCTGGAGCATTGCTTGAAGCCTGAGACTTGGGCTGAGTTGCCAGTGGGTGAACGCCCTGCACCTAAGCCTGTACCTTGGGTTGATAATGACTTCGACCTTGACGATTACCTGAGCCGCCTAGATACTGAGACAGACATTGGATGAAGTGCTGCTTGAGTTCGGGGCTAAGGGTGAACTTGAAATGCTTGAGTGGGTGCAGACGCATCCACTACTTGCAGCAAGTATCTTGTACTTGGCAGGTAATCAGACAGCGCGTGGTTGTATTGGTAAAGACATCCGTCGTGCTCAGGATGACGAGGGGCGCAACCTTGACGACTTAGTACGTATGATGCGTAAGACAGTTCAATAACTTAAATTGCACTTAGGAGGTGCTTATGTATTGGTTAATCATTGCTTTAACTTGGGGTGGTAGTGCTCCGGTTGCTGTGCCTATTCAAGACGAGGCTACTTGTATCTCAGAGAGTAAGCGCCTTGACCGTACTGCGTATGTTCAGTACACACTGTGTGTTAAGTCTAGTGACGAAAAGGTAAGACAGTAATGGACGCACCGTGGTTAAGAGCTTGTAAGCGTTTAGCCATTGGTCAGACTAGACGCTTTCGCTGCTGTGGTGCTACCGCAGCGGCTATCTTGTACAACAATCCGCAATCGTGGGAAATGTGGTGTAACCGCTGTAAGCAGGTTACGAAAGAGCCTAAGAAGTATGTGCGCCTTGATGCCACCGTGCATGAGCGGAGCATGCAGCCTGTACCTACAGATGCTTTACGCATTAGCCAGACGAGCGCGGAAATACAACACTTTGTGTTTTCGTACCTTACAAGCAAAGGTATATCACCGAACATGTTGGAGGACGTATGTCGCTTAGAGTGGTCAGAGAGCAAAGGGCGGATAATCTTCCGCTTCGAGAACGTGGTTCTTGGGCGGAGCATATCACCGAACGTAACCCCGAAGTGGGTTCAATATGGGAGCAACTTCCAGACGTTAGTGAACTTGAAACCCGATTGTACGCAGCCATCGCTAGTGGTGCTTACCGAGGACACATTGAGTGCGATAAAGGTTCAATACGTGGCGAACTTGTTCTTCAAGGGACGCGTACTGGTCGTATCAACACTCGGCACTACAATCTCTCTAACCGTCCGGGCACTTTTAGCGTCCCTTATGGAGCAGATGGGCACTAAGCCGAACGTCCTCTGTTGGTACGACGGAGACAAGGCAGGAATTGACGGAGCACGGAAAGCTCAGAAAGTACTACGACCATTCGCAAATGTACATCCCCTAACAATCGACGGCAAAGACCCGAAAGATTGTGAACCGACACAGATTAAAGAGGTTTTATGGACGCAGTTATCGTAAAGGCATTGTGTGACAAGACACGCTACAGCAACTTATTGCCTTACGTTCCTAAAGATATGTTAGCACCGGATACTTCCGCGCTGCTTAGTTGGGTTGGACTTTACTGGAAGACCTACCCTGAGCACGACGAAGTAGACTTTGCAGCATTCAACAGCATGGTTTCACTACGAGCCACGCAGAGCACACCCGAAGAACTGGCAACCATGAAAGCACTGACTCATGAAGTGCAAGCGGTTGACGATTCCAGTGTCGATGGGGTTGTAACTATGATGCATGAGTTGGCGTATTCTGGACGAGCGGCAAGCATCCTCACGAAGTACCAAGCAGGTGACGAAATTGACCTGATGTATGAAATGAAGAAGCTTCAACGGGAGTTCGGTGATAACGTCAAGACACAGAACGAGTTGTTCTCATGGGAAGACCGTGGGCTTGACGACGTACTAGCAGCGAACGAGGAGGGCGCAGGTCTGAAACTACGCCGCTTCGGTCAGCTCCGTCATAACATCCGTGCTCTGCGTGGCGGCGATACGGTGGCAGTTGCTGCACCTGTTGATGCTGGTAAGACATCGCTACTTGCTGCAATTGCTGCTGACTTTGCCAACCAAATGAAGTGCGCCCCTGAGCGTTATGGCGACAGACCTATCCTATGGCTGGTGAATGAGTCAATGGCTGTACGTACTGTGCCACGTATTTACCAAGCAGCGACTGGTAAGACGTTGGCAGAGATTCGTGAGTTGCACCGCGAGGGGCAGTTCGAGCCGTTGTATCTTGCTGAGGTGGGCGATTGGCATCGTATCCGAGTCAAGGATGCGCACTCAATCACAATGCCTCAGATTGCTACGCTGGTGGAAGAAATGAAACCTGCTGTAGTCATCATCGACATGGTGGCAAACATCCGTGGTGGTACTGCTGAGACAGAACACCAGAACTTAGAGGCGAAGTGGCAAGAGCTGCGTTCGCTGGCCTGTGAGCACGACTTCCTGATGGTTGGTACAATGCAGTTCAGTGCCGAGGGTTACGATATGCTGTACCCACCGCTGACCGCTTTGAAGCAATCTAAGATTGGTGTGCAAGGTGCGCTGGATGTCGCGCTGTTCATGGGTAAACTTAACAATGATACCGAGGGCTTGCGAGGGCTTAGCACTCCTAAGAACAAGTGTCCGGTATCCGGTAAGCCAAGTGTGAACCAGTTCGAGGTAATATTTGACGCTCAGCGGTGTCAGTTCAACTGTGGCTTCGCAGAATCGGCTATGGAGGCTTAATGGAAAAGGTGAAACGTGTGTTTCATCCAGACGTGGGGGCTAATCGCAGTCCCCATGCTGTCCGAATCAAGGGTAAATGTGTTCGTACTGGTGACGAGCACTACTATCACAGCATCGGGCAAGCTGAGCTGGATGGTTGGTGTCGCAAGGGCATTAGAAAGTGTCTGCGTGGCGAACAAATACAGTCGAACGGAATGTTCTGGGCGGCTTGGGATGGAGTAGAGCATGGGGGTGACATGTGACGGGTTGTATAGACCACGGTAGAACTAAAAGTCTTACACCGGGGGGTTATGCCCTTGTCGGTAGTGGTGTGCGTTCACGGTGTGTAGGGTTGCACCGTAAGGTGTACGCCGAAAAGATGGGGCTCAAACTATCTGAAATCAAGCACGTAGTGGTGAGACACACTTGTGACAATCCACGTTGCATCAATCCAGACCACTTAATAGGTGGTACTATTGCAGATAACAACAGAGATAGAGCAGAACGTGGGCGCAGTGCTAAGACTGTACCATCAAGACAAAAACTAACACTGGCGGATTGTTGCTGGATTCGTGAGCATTATGTACCTTACTGCCGCTCATTTGGAGGTGGCGCTATGGCACGTAAGTTCAATGTAGACATTGCGGTGATTCATCGTGTACTTAAAGGAGATTACCCACTATGAGTAGTGTACTGTTCCTCGATTTGGAGACTCAAAATTATGAATACCACGGTAGTAAAGCCAGTCCGTACTGTCCAGACAACTATATCGTGGAGTCGGGATTTAGAGTTGACCGCAAGAAACCTGATGGAACTACAGAGGTTGGTGGCATTGAGAGTGTGCGATACGATTCACGAGAAGCTTTCGTTAACGCTCCAACAACTGAGTGGCTACCCATTCCCGAAGACTGTTGGCTCATCGTTGCTCATAATGCCGCTTATGAAGTTTCATGGTTCTTGCAGTTCGCAAGAGAGTCATTTGAGTCTTTCCTGCGTCGTGGGGGTCGAGTGTTCTGTACCATGCACGGAGAGTACCTTGCCACTGACCAAACTTCCCTGTATCCGAGTCTCGATGAGACAGCTCCCAAATACGGAGGAACTCATAAAGTGGATGGTATCAAACTTTTGTGGGAGCAAGGTGTTCTCACGAGTGAGATTGACCCCATCCTATTGCATGAGTACCTCGCAGGGCCAAACGGAGACGTTGCAAACACCGCCTTATGTTTCTATGGTCAATGCGCCGTTCTTGCAGAACAAGGAAAGTTCCCTCTGGTTTGGGAGCGTATGGACGCCCTGCTGAGCTTTGCTTTCTGTGAGTGGTTCGGCTTGTACGTGAACATGCCAGTAGCTCAGAAGAACCAAGCGGTGCAGGAAGCTGAGATTGCAGAGCTAACCACTCGCCTCAGAACGTACTTACCTGATGACCTACCAGAAGAAATTGACTTCAACTGGGGTTCTGACTTCCACATGTCGGCGTTGCTGTACGGTGGCCCGATTAAGTACAAGAAGAAAGTGCACTACGACAAGCCAACTTACGTCAAGGTTGATGCGTACCAACTGCATGAGCATGTGAGCGATGACCGTCTAGGCGGTGAACCTTGGTACGACCCAATCGACGGTGCGAAGTACATCACACCTGAGACGTACGAGAAGTACAGACTATGCCCTGCTGATGTTGTGGTCTATAAGTCTGGTAAGAACAAAGGTTCACGTAAGGTTTTCCGAGCGAACACGAACGAACTCAAGATGAAGTGGGGCGAAGCTGTGTACCAGTGTCCGGGCTTGTGTAAAATCTCAGAGCTGCCTGAACACTTCCAAGATAAGTTCGGTGAGCGTGGTGAGTTCCGCCAGAACCGCAACCTGTGTGATGGTTCGCCAGTGTTCAGCTCAAGTGGTGACTGTATGGCTGGTCTAGCTAAGCAGGGTTTTACATTCGCTAGTGATATTTCCCGACTGGCAACGCTTGAGAAAGACACAGGTACTTACTATCTGCGCCATGAATACGATGACGAGGGTAACATCACTAAATCTAGTGGGATGTTGCAGTATGTTATCCCTGAGAAGCCTGATGGTTCTGGTATCATCCACCACAGACTTAACACTTGTGCAACAGTGACAGGTCGCTTGTCGGCATCGAACCCGAACTTGCAGAACCTACCACGTGCTGAGGAAGACAAGGACGGCAACGCGAAGTCTCGTGTTAAAGAAATGTTTACCTCACGCTTTGGCGAAGATGGTCGCATCATTGAGGTGGACTACTCTGCACTGGAAGTTGTAATGGGCGTTGTACATACAGGCGATATGAAGCTACTTGAGCTGCTTAAAGCTGGTACTGATATGCACTGTTACCGCCTAGCGTTCCAAGAGAACCTAGACTATGAAGAGGTGTATCGTCGCTGTCATGACGAGGGCTTCGAGTTCCATGCTCTGTGGAAGTCAATGCGTACTGCAATCAAAGCACCTAGTTTTGCGGCTCAGTATGGCGCGTCAGCCGCTGGTATCGCATTCGCTACTGGTTGTACTGTCGAGTTCGCTCAAGCGTTCCTAGACAACGAGGCGGCGCTATTCCCAGACACTGCTAAGTTCCGTCAGGTAATCCGTGATGAAGTTGAGCGCACTGGTAACTTACCGGGTAACTTGAAGCGCGAAATGACTGATGATGGTTCTGTCCGTCTGTACCGCCGTGGGTACTGGACATCACCTGCTGGTATGCGTTACAGCTTCCGTCAGGTTGAGCGTTGGGTTAAGCGTGCTGATGGTCGTGGTATGGAGAAAGTCATGGACTACAAGGATACACAGCTTGCTAACTACTGGTGTCAAGGCGAGGCATTCTTCCTCATGGCGGTTGCGTTCGGTATGATTCTGCGCCACATGATTGCTAAGAACTGGTACGACAACCAAGTATGTCTAATCACGAACGTTCACGATGCTGCGTACCTAGACGCTGCGAACGAGGAAGTGGGGCGTGAGGCTGCACTAGCTGTGAAAGACATCATGGAGCGTGCTAAAGACCGCATACTACAGCTATGGCCTAACTACGGTCACTTGAAAGACGTACCATTCCCTGCTGCTGCGGAAATGGGTTCATCAATGTACAACAAAACACACATTCACTAAGAGAGAGATTCTACTATGGCTACTATCCGACTAAATGCTGACAAACGCCGCGCAATTCTGAACAACATCATGACTGAGTGGAAAGCTAAACACCCTGCACCAACCGCTCCTAAATTGAGTGCACGAGCTGCTTTCGTTAAAGCCTATCAAGAGTTGTGGTACAAACGCTCAGGCATTGAGAAAGCGGTTCAGAACGGCCTCACACCAACAGCACTGCACACTAGCTCATCACTGCATCTGTACATCCAAGACCGTACTGGTAAAGCTCTGGGTACGGTTTGGGAGTACTTCCGTGATGGTGAGAACGGTACTATCAAACTGCGTGTACCGAACGGCACAACGGTAGTTTACAACGACGACCCACTGTACCTACAGTACTTGAAAGATAAAAGTGCTGATGACAAGTACGAGATTGATGTTGAGCAGTGGCACGAAGAACACCGCACACAAGCACGTATGTACAAACAAGCACTTGAGCAGTTCAAGACGCTTAAACAGTTGACCGATGGTTGGGACGGCATTGAGAAGTACCTACCGGAAGAATTCGAAGTGCAGTCAACCGCTGTGGCTGTTATCCCTCAACTACCATAGGAGCCAACATGGATAAGCATATACTAGACATTGCAGCTCACGACATCATGCAGCTTGTACGTACCACAGTCAAAGACTCTTATGAGGTGGCTGTCGCTGGTGGTGCTGTGCGAGACATGGCGCGAGGCTTTAAGCCTAAAGACCTAGACATCGTGGTGGCGTGTGGTGACTCATGCACCGCTCAAGTATTTGATTGGATGTCTAAGATGAGTAACCTACTGAGTCAGGTGAACATAGCCAGTGAGGTGTTCCTTGCTTACACTGATGACCCAGACAACTGTGACAGCGACTTTGACGAGAAGCTGTACGGCGGTATCAAGATTAAGCATCCGGTCATTGAGATTGACGTGCTGTTCAGCCGCAAACCTAGCATGAACGAAGCAGTAGCTGACTTTGACTGCGAGTTGAACCGTGTCTGGACAGACGATATGCGCTTCATTAAGGGGCGTCTATATACAATTGATACATTCGCACAGGGTTATCCTTTAGTGCTTGGTACAGCGCGTACTGGGCGTGCTGATAAGATGATTGAGTTGTGTGCGAAGTATGATTGTATCCCTGTTATGCACGACCTGTCTCAATTAGACAAGTTGAGAGAGTAATAGGGTGTGGAACCTCGCGGCGGGTGAACCGAGCCTAGCATGGATTTGTCCACCCGTCAAATAATAATTAAAAAGTTACAGGGCTAAGTCAGCCTTTCAAAAGAAACCCTTGACAAACCGTTCTCCCTGTGAGTCTCCCCTCTTTAAAGAGTCACGTACAGGGAGAAAGACAACAAACCTAACAGTACTGAGGTAATATTAATGACTACTCCATTTAACCCACTAGACCAATTGAACTCACTTGTAGATGCTGCTGTTGAAACTCAAGCAGTTGATATGACCGAGACTGGCACTGGTGGTGGTGAGAAAATCATCCTGCCGAAAGGCCCATACAACTGCCGCATGATTGAGTACATCGAGTACGGTAAAGTTGTACCAACGCACCAAGGTAAACCAACTGGTCGCCCTGCTGCGCTGAATGCTCGTGTTGGTTTCTGTTTCTACGGCCCGAATGGTGAAGAAGTTTACATTCGCTCGTTGAAGATGCCAGTCAGCAACCACGAGAAAGCAAACGCTAAGAAGCTGTTTGACCGCATGAACTACACTGGTACGTTGAAGCACCTTGCTCAAGGTCTGAACCAATGTTTCCGTATGGAACTGGATGTGCAAGAGAAAGATGGTCGTGAGTACAACACGATGAAGTTCGAAACTCTATCGCCGCTTCCTAAGTTCGACCCAGAGACAGGCTCACCTATCACGCTACCTGAGTTCGACACTTCGAAAATCCAAGTGTTCCTATGGGCTAACCCAACTAAAGAAACTTGGGACTCTCTGTACATTGACGGTACTGATGACAAAGGTAAGTCTAAGAACTTCATTCAAGAAGACATCTTGAAAGCTGTGGACTACGAGGGTTCACCACTCCAAGCTCTACTTGAGGGCGGTCTACCAATGCCACCAGCAGACGAGCCTAAAGCTGAGTCAGCACCAACACAGGCAGACCATGCAGCAGCCGCTCAAGCAGCAATGCCTGATGCACCTGCAATGCCAACAATGCCAGACGCACCAGCAGTCTAATCACTAACCGGGCGGTGCAAGCCGCCCCCTTAACTGAGGATACAGAATGAACATCACTCAATTTGCACAGCGCATTAAGAAAGCGTATTCGTTCCAGACCGACATCGAGCGCATCGTCACGGACTACAAAGAGCAGACCGTTAAGGTGTTCCGCCGTGGTAAAGTACTACCTCGTGTGTACCGCTTGAGCATCATCAACAAGTCCGGTGGCCTTAAACAGAAATACCGCTCATGGGCTATGACGAACTACATGCTAGTAATCGGCGGTGACGCTGGTGCTCACATGGCGCAGTACTCTGGCATCATGAACGACGACAACGTGGTTATGCTTGAAGACTTCAAGACACTGACCAACCATCAAATCATCAACCCACGATAAGGAACTGAAAAATGGATGAGAAACAAGCACAGAACGTAGCCGAGCAGGAAGTTCAAGTAGTAGCATACAACTGCGGTGAGGGCTTATGTGAGCTATTTGGTAAAATCCGTGAGTGGGCTGGTGCTCGAAACATTCTGAAAGGCTGTACCCCACTGGCTCAGGCTTGTAAGCTGTCAGAAGAAATGAACGAAGTGATTACCGCTATCGTGAAAGGTAAACTAGATTCACTTAAAGACGGTATTGGTGACTCCGTTGTAGTACTTGACATCATTGCTGCACAGCTTGGTGCTGACTTCGAAGACGTAGTGAACACCTCTGACTACACTCAGATGCTGGCACAGCTTGAAGCAGTAGCGGCACTCCACCCTGAGAAGAACCGTGCTGGTATTATCGGTACGCTGAATGCTCAGACGTCGGACATTATTGGTGCGTTGTATAACTACGACATCGACAATGAGGAATCATTGGCAGACGCTGTGATTGCTATTGAGCACCTACGTCGTATGTACTGTACACTGTACATCATTGCGCACCACTACGACCTAACGTTGTACGAGTGTGTGAACTTCGCCTACGGTGAAATCAAAGACCGCAAAGGTGAAATGCGTGATGGCGTGTTCGTCAAGGAAGCTGACCTATAATGTTAACCTACTTCCCTGATGCTACGCTGCTTTGTACAGACGATACTGATGGGGAACTGTGGGTTATCAATGGTGGCTGGAATCTCAAGTTAGACGGAGAGGAAGCCACCGTCGTCATGACAGGTAAGCGTATTAAAGTGGGTAAGGCAGAGCGTCTTACCCGTGATGAGTTCGAAAAGAAATACCCTAACTTCGGGTACTAAGGAAAAATAATGTTTAAATGGTTAAAGAAGAAATGTGATGCGGTTGTTAATAAACTCAAGACTATTACTTGGAGCGTGGCTTTTAAGCGGTTTCTGGCAGTACCACTATTTGCCGTGCTTGGGTATGATATTCATGTTATGGTTAATAGTCCTAGCTTTGCTCACTTCATGGGAATTAGTATCGACTTGGTGCTTATGATGTGGTGGGTCGAGTGGTTGCTTGATAGTGATAAGACCGTCCTAGACCTAGAAGTGTTTAACAAACGGTGGCCCGGACGTTTGCTGTTAGTGCTCTTATTCCTAGTGGCGTTACCTGCAATCCTAATCTTAGCCGTGGCAACATGGTTCATTCTAGAATTTATTCCAGAAGTCTCGCGTGACTTTAAGTTAACCGTACGTGAAATGTGGGATTTCATTAAGACTGGGAATCATTAATCATGGCAGGCATTCATGGGTTAAACTTGGATGCCTTGGACGACCAGTTCGCTATTGTTGATTCAGGTAAAGTCCTCATCCTAGATGGGGATTTTTATCTATACCAAGCAGCCGCAACAGTTAAGACGTTGCCTACTGCTATTCGACGTTTCCACTCGCTAGTGTTACAGGAAATGTTCTACTCGAACTGCCAAACCGCTGAGGTGTATTGCACAGACAGTAACTCACCTAAGTGTTTACGTCCATTGTATCCGACATTCAAACCATATCAGGCGAACCGTAAAGGTAAGCAGAAGCCACCGCTGCTTGATATGTTGAAACAGGCTGTACAAGGCATGAAGCTGAACGAACACCCTGATGGTATCTCTGTGATTTGGGCGTTCGAAGAAGAAGCTGATGACCTGATGATACAGCGTGGTGAGGAACTATACCCTAACGGGCTTATCAGTTCCGGTGATAAAGACTTACGCATGACCCGTGCACCATACTGGGAGCAGAAACTCGCTATCACAAGTGAAATCGAAAACAGATTCGGTTACGTTAAGTGGTACGAGGGTGAGAACATGCCACTCAAAGGTCACGGCACGGCGTTCTTCTGGGCACAAATGCTCATGGGGGATTCAGCCGATAACATCCGTGGCATTGACCGCTTAGACGGAAAGTTGTGTGGGCCAACTAAAGCCTACGAATTCTTAACTGACCTTATCACTGGTTCGCCAGATGATGAGACAGTAGTAGCCAACACCATCATTGGTAAGTACGCTGCTGCTCGCCAAGACCCACTCGCTGAGGCTGAAATGCTTTGGTTGCGTCGGTCTGCTGATGATTCTGGATACGCCTACCTTATGGAAGTCGTAACTGTCCCTGAGTATCGCAACTGGCTGGAGCAGTTGCATACGTACCACATGGCGGTTATCAAGCATAAACAGGATAATCCAGATGAAGAAGCTTAATAAAAACCACTCCGTGAAGTTATATGAACGTGCCTTAGAGTTGTGGTACAAGGATAGCAAACCTGAGACACGTGCTGCATTAGAAGCCACCATGATTGAACTGCGTGACACTGACCGCGATATGTGGCAGTCGGCGTTTAATCAGATTAAGGAAGATATGGACATGGAGGCACTAGCGCATGAGTTCAACTAAGGCTTTACGTAAAGTGACCCGCGCCCAACTGCGAACCATTGGGCGTAAACTTGGGGCTGAGCAAGGGGGCAAGTGTCCCCTATGTTTAAATGACTTACAGTTCAGTACTAAGGGTGCTGTAGTTGTAGACCACAACCACGAGACAGGAGAGATTCGTGGTGCACTTTGCCGTTCCTGTAATGCAGGTGAGGGCAAGGTTGCAAACGCTGTAGGGCGTTGGGTTGTTGGTAAGATGGATTACCAGCAAATCATCCCTGCTCTGCGTCACCTAGCAGACTACCTCGAAAGCACGGAGAAAGAGGGAACAGGCTTAATGTATCCCGGTCATAAGACTGAGGAAGATAAGCGTGCTGCTCGTGCGAAGAAAGAACGTGCCCGTCGTGCAGCCGCTCGTAAAATGCGTGCACGTTCTAAGGAGCAAGAATAATGGCGAGTGGTGAGAAACCCTCAGAATGGTGTGCCCGTATGAGTCGTGAAGCTAAGGACGGTGACACGGCTTATCATTACTGGCAAATGCAACGACATTGGGAGAGCAAAGGTCAATGATTAAATGTTTAATTCTGAATGGCCCACCGGGTATTGGTAAGGACACATTAGCTGAAATGCTACGTGACCGTTACCTGATGAATGCCTTTAACCTAGCAGTGAAAGATGCCCTGTACCGTGATGCTGCGAAGCGTGTGGGTATGGCGTTGCCTAAGTTCATCGCACTGGCATCTGACCGTAACACGAAAGACGTAGGCCAAATTGAGTTAGGTGGTAAGTCGCCACGTGAAGTGCTTATTCATGTGAGTGAGGACATCATCAAGCCTCAGTTCGGTGCTGACCATTACGGTAAAATGGCTGGTGCTCGTGCTGCTGAGGTGTTAGAATACGGGCGTATTCCGGTATTCACCGACTGTGGCTTCCCAGAGGAAGCGGTTAGCGTCGCTGACTTCATTGAGCACAGCCCTATGGGTGGTGAGGTACTGGTTGTTCGTATGTATGGTCGTGGTTGTACATTCGCTAACGACAGCCGCAGCTACTTAACTGTGAAACATCCTGCGATTGAATACCTCGACGTAGTGATGATTGAGGGTAAACCGGAGGCCGCATGTCGAACCATCGTGGAGCGTCTGCGGAGTTAGTCTTTGTGGATGAAGCGCCTGTGAATGTGGACAAAGAGTACGCAATCATAGCAGGTATGATACAATCCGGTATGAGCGGTGCAGCAAGGTCGCTGTACTTTAAGGTTACGGATGCTGAGAAACGCCGTGTGCTGCGTCTTATGATTCAGCGCAATTTGAAAACAACGTTGTAATTTGGAGTGTTTATGTCTGTCACCAAGAATCGTGAGACATTTGAAGAAAAAGCTGCTCGTCAAGAGCGTATTGAAGAAACGTTTAAGACTGAGGCAATCGAGCGCAGCCGCAAAGCTGTACTGGATGCCTTGGAGAATGGTCGTGCTACTGAGTTAACACCTGTGCAACGTCTGCTGAATGCAGCGTATGATGGTGTTAGCGCCCGAATTGATGAGCTGAAAGCTTCTAAGACTCGTGGCGTTGGTGCTAAGTACCGTGGCTATATCCGTTTAGTGTCGTCGGATGTCCTGACGGTGATGACATTAAACACTCTACTGAACAACATTGCCTCAACTGAGTTGGGGATGTCGTCTATCCAGTCTCTTGGTACATCACTAGGTCGCTCAGTGCAATCAGAAATCATAGCTCAGAATGCTGAGGTGGTTGCACCTGCGTACATGAACCGAGTGTATGAGTACTTGAAAGAGCACAAGACGCGTTCCCAATCTCATATCTTGCGTACGTTCCGTGCTGCCAGCGCGAACGTGAAACTTGAAACTGACCCTTGGGACAACACAACCTGCTTCAACGTAGGTCGCTTGTTGCTCCAGTGTGTGCACGATACTGGTATCTTTGAATGGGTACAAGGCCCGAAAGGTTTGTTGTACGCTGAGCCAGCCGAAGAACTACAAGGTGTGTTCTCGGATGTGCTTGAGCACGCTGACACTATGGTGCACTACCCACCAATGATTGTTCCTCCGGTACGTCACGAAGACATTTACAACGGCGGTTACTTAACTGACCTGAGCCGTCGCCATACGTACTCGAACCGACACATCAAGCGTTCCCGTTTACGTGAAGTGAACGAGGCGTTTAAACAGGCGAATGGTATCCGTCAAGCGTTGAACAAAGCACAGGAAGTGCCTTACGTCGTGAACCAAAGTATTTACGACTTAGTACTGCAAGCCAAGGCTACAGGCTTTGACGTTGGTATCCCAAGTCACCACCAGAAACCACAGCCTAAGTTCCACTTACATGGCACTGATAAGGCTGACTGGTCTGAGGATGACCAAGAGGCGTTTGAGGTTTGGAAGACCCAGATGCGTCAGTGGTACACAAAGGAACGTAAACGTGTATCACAGATTCGCCAACTAGCTATCACTCTTGACTTGTGTCGCCGCTTCATGGACGAGGATGCGTTGTACTTCCCGACTTGTGTTGACTGGCGTTACCGCTTGTACTTCAAGTCGCACTTGAACCCACAAGGCTCTGACATACAAAAGGCGTTGCTGCTACTTGGACGTAAGAAGCCACTAGGTAAGCGTGGCCTGTTCTGGCTGAAATCACACGTGGCAACATGTTTTGGCTTTGATAAACCGCTGTTCGAAGAACGTGCCAAGTGGACTGAGGAACGCATTGACGCGATTCGTGAGTGGGTGAAAGACCCATTGAACAACGAGGACTTCAAAGACGCAGATGAGTTCTGGTGTATGCTTGCGGCTAGTATCCAACTAATCGAAGCACTAGATTCACCTGACCCTGAGAAGTACGAGTCGAACATTGCGGTTGCATTGGATGCCACCAACTCTGGTGGTCAACACTTCTCTGCAATGCTACGTGACCCAATCGGCGGTAAGCTAACGAACCTATTCTGGGACGGTAACTTAACCAAGGCCGACCTGTACATGGATGTTAAGCAGCGTACTGACTCGAAAATCAAGGTTGCTCTACGTGACCCTGAGACAATTGTGCAAGCGCACTACTGGACACTGAACCCTATCACACGTTCAATGACCAAGCGCCCAACGATGACGTACTTCTACTCTGCCACATTACGTAGCTGCACGGATTACATTTTCCTTGGTGCTGCTGATGAGGGCTACGAGGGTACAGATGAGTACACACTATTCAAGCTGTGTTCGTTCGTATCGCCACTGATGCGTGACAGTATTAATGAGGCGATGCCAGCCGCTGCACGTGGTATGGATTACCTCAAGGCTGTATGTCAACGAGTACCGATGGAACATCACTTACAGTGGAAGACAGTACTTGGTGGTCTGGTGATTAACCGTTACTGTAACCGCCATGAGACTCGCGTCAAAGTGCGTAGCATGGGTATCAACCAAGTAGTGCTGTACAACTTCGACTACGAGCGTAACCACCGTCAGAAAGCTGTATCCGGTATCTCACCGAACTTCATCCACCAAGGAGATAGCTCACACCTTATGATGACCATCTTGAACTTTGACGGTGACATCATCCCAATCCACGATTCAGTTGCGACTCACGCTTGTGATGTTGACGACCTACACCGTGTGTTGCGTGAGCAGTTCGTGATTCTATACACTGAGCACCAGAACCCACTTGAGGTTATCCGTGACGCAGCGTTAGAAGCAGGTGCTGACCTTGAGGGTATCGAAATGCCTCCAATGGGTACATTGAATCTGGAGCTGGTTAAAGATTCGCCATTCTTCTTCTGCTAATTTAAAGTCCCACGAACAGGAGAGACACGAAGTGTCCAATTATACTCTAGAATTCTACACAGGTAGAAAGGCTGTGCTAGGTGCGCGAGTTGTCGCAAACCTAGCGTACCACAACAACCCTGAGTTCGCTCGGGGTATTACCTCTAAAGACTTTAGAGATTCCGTTGCCGACTCAGTTGATGGGTTCATGTGTATGGGTATCCATCACAAAGGCAACTTAATAGGGGGCTGCGCTATAACAGCACCGTACACGACACCGCATATCAGTGGTAAAGGCGTGGGCGTTGTATTAAGCTACGTGCTCCCGAACCACAATATCGGACATCACATGTACCGTGCGATTATGCGCTATGCCAAGGCACAACGTCTGGACTGGGTGCTCATCCCTCACAAGCAGGGCGAGTACGAGTACAGACTCAAGTACTACAAGGTGAAACATGGGATTCGATAGTGGTAAAGGTGCGGCGAAAGAAGCACGCCGCCAAGCTGATGCGCAAAAGAAACAGTTCGAAGCTGAACAGACTCGAATGCGTGAAGCTAACACACTCCAAGCTAACAAAGCTCTTGACGACGTAGTTAAGGTTGAGACAGGCGGTTCTGCAAATCTAGCAGCCGACGACGCTCTTGGTCTTACAACTCGTAAACGCAAGCTGGCTGACGTTAGTTCAAGCTTAGGATTATAAGGTACTGTATGCACACTCAAGAGACTCACGAGGCTCTGTTCTCTAAGTATGAGGACTCTGAGGTTACTCTGAGTTCAGAGCGTTATGCTTTTTGGACAGTGCCTACCGTTTTTACACGTGAGAACAAAGATGGAGAGCGCGTATCACTTCAACGCGACTTCCAATCTCACGGTGCTATGTTGGTTAACAACCTTGCTAGTAAACTGACACGGACGCTTTTCCCAACTGGGATGAGCTTCTTCCGTATCTCAGACACAGATAAGATGCGTGAAATCATTGCTCAACTGGGTAGTGAGAACGCGCAACTTTCTGCTGTGTTTACTGGTATCGAGCGTGAAGCAATGACGTTGCTCACTACTCACGCTGGTTTTGCTCAGTTAACCCACTTAATGAAGTTACTTATCATCACTGGTAATGCGTTGCTGTACCGCGACCCGTTAACCGGACGTATGACCGTGTACAGTGTACGCGATTATGCTGTGCGTCGTGACGGTGCTGGTCGAGTGTTGTGTACGATTCTACGTGAGCGTGTCCCAATTCAGGATGTGCCAGAAGAATTCCGTCCAACCGGATACACAGACCCTACCACTGATGTTTGGTTGTACACCAAGATTCAACGCGAGACGCGTGATGCTGGTGACGTTTTTGTGATTACTCAACAGATTGATGGTAAGCCTGTCGGTACACTTAGTGTTTACCCTGAGAAGCTATGTCCTTACATCCCTGCGGTGTGGAACTTGGTTTCTGGTGAGCATTATGGTCGTGGCCATGTGGAAGACCATGCAGGTGCGTTCGCACGTGTGTCAGAGCTAACTCAAGCCTTGACCCTGTATGAGATTGAAGCTATGCGAGTCGTTAACCTCGTGTCGCCTAAGAGTACTGCTGACGTTGACGCATTGAATGATGCTGAGACTGGTGAGTACGTTGCAGGTGATGGTGAGGGTATCAAGGCGCATGAAGCTGGTGAAGCACGTAAGATTGCTGAGGTCGTGAATGACCTACAGATGGTTCTTGCGGAGCTGGCACGAGCGTTCATGTACACTGGTAACGTCCGTGATGCTGAACGTGTGACAGCAGAAGAAATCAAGAACAACGTTCGTGAAGCAGAAGAAAACATGGGTGGTATCTACGCTACTCTTGCTGAGATTCTGCATATCCCGTTAGCGCACATCCTGACAGTTGAGGCTCGACCTGAGCTGCTGGCACTGTTGCAAGCTAATGCGGTTAGCCTAGACATTCAAGTAGGTACTGCGGCTATCAACCGTAGTATTGTGGTGCAACGTCTAGGTCTAGTTGCGAACGACATTAACTTGATTCTCCCTGTACTTGCACAAGCTACAAAACGTACCAACCCTGACCGAGTGATTGACTTAATCCTCGCAGGTCATGGTGTTGACCCAACTGAGATTTTCTACACAGAACAAGAGCTGCAACAGCTACAAGCGGCTGAGGAAGCTGCTGCTCAAGCCCCTGCCTCCGGTATGGCACTTGATGCTGGCTCTGCTGCACTATTGTCTGAACAGCAAGGATTGACTCAATAATGCAAGATACAAATCTTCCACCGGGTGTACCAGCAGCGGGTAAACCTGCTGACATCCCGAACCAACCACAACCAGCGCAGAACCCTGCACCACAACCTGCACCAGCCGACGACCCTGTACTGGGTAATCAACCACAACCTGCTGCTGCTCCACAGCCAGAACCTCAAGTTCCTGCTGAACCGGAGCAAACAGACCCAGCCGCAGGTCAGATTACATTACAGACAGGTGACGCCGCAGTTGATGCTGGCTTACAGATGCTTGCTCAAGTATCGGGTTGTACCGATGCCGACGTAGAGCGAGCTATGGGTAATGCACTGCGTTATGGTGATGCCTCTTTAATCGACGAGAAGTTCCTCCAAGAACGCCTCGGCAACTATGCTGGCTACGCAAAGACCTTAGCTGAGACGTACCTCACTAACGCTGCTTCAAACACTGAACGCACTGTTAATGAAGTGCATACTCTAGCTGGTGGTGCTGAGGCGTGGTCACAAGCGCGTGATGTATTCATGGCGAACGCTCCTGCTCATATTCAGACTGCGGTCAAGACTATGGCAAACAGTGGTCTAGCCAAGGATGCAGCTCAGATGGTACTAGACTACGCCCGTCAGTCTGGTGCTTTACCAGTTCAAGGCCAACACATTCACGGAATGGGTGGTCAAGTTGGCAACACTGCGTTGTCTGCTGCTGAGTTCTCGAAAGAACTTGCGGATTTACGTACCAAGTATGGTAACACTTCTTTTGAAAGTGGCCCTGCTGGTCAAGCGTATCAGAATCTGCTTGAACGCCGCGCACGTGGCAAACAACTGGGGCGATAAGCCCCTTTTTGCGTTTCTGACGCGTAAAATTTTAGACTAAATCTCTCAACCATAAGGATTCAAAATGGCTGATACATCATACAAACCGGGCTTGACTCGCCCACACTGGGGTGGTGCTGCTTCTGATGAAGATATTCACCTAGAGGTGTACCAAAACGAAGTTGACACTCGTTTCCAGTACGCAGCTATGTTCCGTGGCCTGTCTGCGCAACGTTCAACTGCTGAACGCTCTAACACTTACCGTATTGACCGCTTGAACACTTCAACAGTGAAAGGCCGTCGTTCCGGTGAAGCTCTGGACAACACACCTGTACGTAACGATAAAATGATTATCGTCGTGGATACAGTGCTGTACATCCGTAACCCAATCGACTACCAAGATGACTGGACTGCACCTGACTTCCTAACCGAAATGGGTCAGAACAATGGCTCTGAGTTCGCTGAGGTCTTTGACCAAGCGCACCTTATCCAACTTATCAAGGGTCGTGCTTGGGACGCACCAGAACACTTGAAACCTGCTTTCAATGATGGTGTGGAAGTACTGGCAACTTACAAGGCTGCTGCGGTTACTCAAGAAGAACTTGAAGCGAACGCTATCTCTATCAACGAAGCTCACAAAGCTGGTGTGACTGAGCTAGTGAAGCGTAAAGTTCCACTGACTGACCAAATCACTCTTGTGTCACCGGACATTTACTCTGCGCTAGTAGAGCATCCAAAACTGCTGAACCAAGAGTTCAACGTTGATATGTCTGACTACGGCGGTCGTCGTGTCGTTCGTATGAACGGTGTACCAGTAGTTGAGTGTACCGAGTTCCCAACTGGTGCAATCGCTGCTCACCCACTTGGCACTTCATTCAACGTATCTGCGGAAGATGCGAAATGTCAAATGGTTACTTTCTCTAAATCTCGTACGCTTGTGACTGTGGAAGCACATCCATTCACGACTCGTATCTGGGATGACGAGAAAGAGTTCTGTAACGTACTTGACTGTTACGCTATGTACACAGTTGGTCAGCGTCGTCCAGACACTGCAATCGTTACTAAGTTCGAAGAACCAGCATAAGGAGCAAGTGAATGGCTAAAGTAATCGACCTACGCGCTAAGTGGACACCAGACGAAGCGCGTCAAAAGCAGAAGCGTAACGCTCGTCAGAACAAACCTGTGGCCTCTGGTGCGCCAGAGAAAACAGAGACTGAGAGCTAATCAGCAATAATACCCAAGGGGAGTGGCTTCGGCTGCTCCCCTTTTTTGTTTGGAGTGCTTAAAATATGACCTTACTAGATGCAATCAATATCTCGTTGACTGCGATTGGTGAGTACCGCATCACATCCGACACTGTTCGCAACCCTACCATTGGTATCGTCAAGGACACTCTTGAAACTAAACGCAAACTATTGCTGAGCGATGGTTGGTGGTTCAACGAGCGTGAAATGACGCTGTACCCTGATGTCGAGGGGTATATCTACCTACCTAGTACAACCATCGACATTTACGATGCGGCTAGTGATGTGATGTACGGCGAGAATGAAGACGGCTTGCTGCTGGATTACGCCACCAATAACATCGTATTCGATGAGTCCAAGCTATTGCGTATCGTGTTTGATACACCGTTCGAACACATGCCAGAAATGGCACAACAAATCGTCGCATACGAAGCGGCTATGCAAGTTTATGCGAATGACTTAGGTGTGGACAACCAGTACCAGAACCTAGACCGTCAGGCGCAAGAGGCGTTCCGAGTGCTGCATAAGCAGAACCTACGTAACCGCCGCTACAGTACAAGCAAGACAGGGCGTTACCGTCGTATCCGCTCTGCACTATATACATAGAGGTGAATCATGGCTCGACCATTTGAGGGTGCATTGAATGACCTGCTGCAAGGTGTGTCCCAACAAGTTCCACGTGAGCGTGTGGCTGGACAATGCTCTGCGCAAGTTAACATGCTGTCCGACCCAGTAACAGGTATCCGTCGTCGTCCCGGTAGTCTGTTCGTGAGTGTGCACGATTTCGGCCCGATTGGTGAGGGTGATGCACTGTACACGCAGTATCTCGAACGAGGTGCTGATGGACGACACTTAGTAATCAACACCAACACAGGCGGCTGGTGGCTCTTAGACCGTGAGGCTAAGAACATCGTGAGTGAGGGCAACTTGTCTTACCTCCTAGCGGCTGACCGTCGCAGTATCCAGACTACCAGTATGGGCGGTGTTACGTACATTCTTAACACCGAGAAGCGTCCGTCTGCAACGACTGACAACTCTGACAAGAAAGACCCGAAGACAACAGGCTTCTACTTCGTCAAGAGTGGTGCGTTCAGTAAAGAGTACGATATTTCCGTAGTGTGGTCTGAGGGTAGCCAAACTGTGACATACACCACGCCTGATGGTACAACCGCAGGTGACGCAGACCAATCTGTACCGGAAGCAATCGCACGTAAACTCGTGGAAGCTCTGATTGCAGTTGGTGTGGACTTCGCTGTGCGTGTTGGCCCGTACATTTACTTTGAACTAATCACAGGTACTGACCTTAAAATCACCAGTACGTCAGGTTCGCCTTACATTGGCTACTCAAACCAATCACAGGTAAACCTAGAGACTGACCTCCCTGCGCGTCTGCATCCGTCTGCTGATGGTGCGTTGTGTGCTGTAGGTCAATCAGAGCGTGCGCTTGTGTGGTATCGTTACAGTTCCGAAAAGGGTGTTTGGTTGGAATCTGGTGACTACAACTCTGTGACCGCTATTAGCGTGGATGTGCCCTATAAGATTGTCGATGACAACGTGGAGCAACATATCATGGAGGGGCGTCTCGCAGGTGATGACTTAACTAACCCTGCACCGACATTCCTTGAAGAACGCCGCATCACTGGTATTGGTACGTTCCAAGGTCGCTTAGTGCTTCTGTCTGGTGCGTACGTCTGTATGAGTGCCACTGGCGAACCAGACCGTTTCTTCCGCTCTACCGTGAGTTCCCTTGACCCAACAGACCGTATTGACATTGCATCCGGTTCGGCTCAGAACTCAGTGTTCCGCCAAGCGTTGCAGTTCAACAAGGACTTGATTCTACTTGGTGACAGCACACAGGCGGTAGTACCGTCCCTGCAACAGTTACTTGCACCTGATAACGCAAGTGTGGTGTTGACCTCAGATTTGGCCTGTAATGCGTTTGTAGCACCTGTTACAACCTCACAGACCCTGATGTACCCTGCACCTCGAAGCGAAGCATTCAGCGCAGTTCTGGAGCTTGTACCGTCACAGTACACCTCGTCTCAGTACGTATCTCAAGACGTTACGACTCACATCCCTCGTTACATTGAGGGTGAGGCTCGTTTCATGCAGAGTGCGAGTGCTGCGAACATCGTACTAATGGCAACTACTGGCGACAACCGTCAGGTGATTGCTCACGAGTACCACTTCACAAGTCAAGGTAAAGTGCACCAAGCATGGCACAAATGGGTGTTCCCGTACCGTGTCGCTAGTCTACACTTTGCGCGTGACCGTGTTGTACTGTTTGCCGCAGACGATGCTGGTAGCACTGACAAAATCACCATCTCGACCATCGACCCTAAGCAGGGTGGTGTGACGTTTGATGTTGACCGCTTACCGCACCTAGACTCGATGAGCATTGTGCCCGTCAATGATGGTAAGGGTATCGTGCCAATCTACATGCGTCCGTGGGTATCTGAGGGTAAGTTGACTGGTTCTGTTGCTACAGGTGCGTTAGCGTCTGAGGAAGTGGCTATTGATGTGGACGAGGTTTCATGGGAATTCACTGTAGAGCCGGGTTTCAAAGACTCGCAAATCTACTTAGGTTTCCGCTACGAATCGTTGTTTGCGCCAACGCCACCTATGCTGAAAGACCAGAACGATACTCTAATCAGTACTGCTCCGGTTCGACTGTTGCGTTATGAGTTAACAACTCGAAATACAGGTGAATTCGATGTACGCATCGTTGACCCTACTATCGGGCTAGACTACTCAAACAGCAAAACCAGCCTAGTGTTCGGCACTGACGACGTTCAGTTGAACCAAGCTCTAGTGTCTGACTTGTCACGTGTCCCTGTACCGTGTCGAAGCAATGCACAGTCCACCGAAATGTACTTGAGTACTGACGGTACACAGGATATGAACATTCTGGAAATTGAATACATCATTCGTTACAACCAACGCCGACGTCGCGTATAAGGAGCAATTATGGCTAGTGGAGGTGGAGGTGTCGCAACTGGTGCTGCCTCCGGTGCTGCTATGGGCGCATCGGTAGGTGGCCCTTGGGGTGCTGCCATTGGTGCGGTAGTAGGTGCTGCCGCATCCCTATTTACTGGTAGTCAAGCAGCTAAGGCGGAGAACAAAGCCACTGTAGCTCGAAATCAGGCTATCATGGAGTACAACAAGAAAGTCATGCTCAGCACAGCTCAGTCTGTGTCGCAGATTAACATGCAACGCTCCATTGAGAACCAAAAGACTGCCAGTGCCCTGTTCAACATTAACGCACAAAAGTCTGCTGCGTCGAACCAAACACGTGCTATGGCTGCTGCTACAGACACGGTGGGTGCGAGCGCGCGTGATGCTGCGCAATCCGTCATGGTGAATGCAGACCGCGCATCCGGTGCAGTTAAGAACCAAGCTGAAATCACCACCGAGGGTTTCAACATGATGCTGCGTAAAACCACCGATGAGGGGGCTAACGCCCTGCAAGGCGGTGTGGAGTCATCCGGTGAGCAGATTATGAATGCGGCATACGGGCAAGCTGCTGGTATTATGGTGGGTGCTGCTGCTAACTACGGTTTTAGTCAGCTCACACCCCAAGGTGACACCACGCCGCAAGAAGTCCCAAGTGCAGGGCAGAACAACACTGAACATGACTGGTGGGGACGTAGTGTCCTTGACAGTTTAGACTTGAACTTTAGTGTAACTGATAAACCAGTCACAACAAGTTGGTAAGGAGATAATATGCCAATCCAAAGCAATCCGCTACAGCTCGGAGCTGCAACTGGTAATTTAATGGTGGGTGCAGCCTCTCCGCGTATGGAGAATGTACAGACTAAATCAGACGCTTCTGGTGCGTTGATTGCTGGATTCCTGCAAACAGCCGTGCCAGCAGTGGAGCGTGCGTACAATCAAGCCGCAGCAGATGCAGCAATTCAAGGTGCGCTAGATGCCACTGCCACGACTGATGCCATGAGCAAGCGCGACGAAAAGCTCAACAAGGTGAACATGCTATTCAAGGAGTCCTACCAATCGGGCTACTTGAGCGCAGCAGTGAATCAGGAAATGGGCAAGTTCCGTCAGGAGCAAATCGACCAAATCAATAACGCCGTATCTCAGGGTATGGACTTGGAGGACTTCGACAAGCTGAGCCAAGAGCGCAACGCTGCGTTCGCCAGCCAGATGAGTAAGTACCTACCACACATCCCTAAGCAATCGGCAATGGCACTGTTGCAAGACCTACAGGAAACGTCTGTAGCGGCTCGTAACAAGTTCCAGAAAGACTCCGCTGCAATGGCTACCGTAGCTGCTGACCGTGCGTTAGACAGCAACCTAGATGGTACAGCAGCAGAGTTCTACAGCTTTGTGGACTCAGGTGCGCCAGAAATGGCACAGGCTAGTATTGCGAAAGGACTTCGCAGCATTAACCTATCTACGCACTTGTCAAAGGATGATAAAATCCAACGTGCTAAAGCGTACGTACAGACAGTCGCACAGCGCACTGATGAACCGGGTGTTATCAACATGCTGCAAGGTGTGGTTGATAAGGAAATGGGCGTACTAAGCCCTACGGTTATCAAGGCATTACGTACTGAGTACAACCGTGCAGGGAACCAACAAGCTGCACAGGCTATGGTGAGTTTCGAGACGGACATCAACGGTCTAGCATCACTACCACCGGATGAACAGGCGTCTGAGCTAACCCGACTACGTAACTTCGTGGACGACAAGGCACAGCAAGGTATCATCGAGGCTGGCACTGCTGGCGCGTACGTGAAGCGTTTGAACGAGGCAGAGAAGAAAGCGCGTCAAGCGAACACTTTTGAACTCGCACTGAACAATGCTATCCCGTCAACTGTCCTAGCTGGTCAGCTCGGTATGGACTTAGACAAGACCCGTAAAGAGTTAGAGAAGAACTTCCCAGACACTGCTCAAGGTAACTTGGCAATGATGGCGTATGCTTCAAAGGCCAACGACTCGTACATGGCTTCTCTTGCGGCTAAACGTATGAGTACGAACACTGGTCAGGTCTTAGCGACAATCGACTTTACAGGTAAGGATAACGTCGTCAGTGAGGAACAACAGGCGCAGGTTGCCACATGGATGATGATGTACAACCAGAGCACTGACATTGGTAAGCAGACGATGCTACAGAGTCTACCGGAGAACCTACGTGGCCCGATGGGTAACGCTGCATTGCAGAACCCTGAGAACGCGAGTAACATCCTGTTCGATGACCTGCGACGCAATGCTCAGGCTATTGCCTCTGGTAAGTACAATGCGCAGAATGCAACGATGCCTAATGACTTGATTGATGGTACTAAGTTGAACAACTGGCTTGACTTCGGCACAGAGAGTGACCGTCAGGTGACTGCTGGTGCTACTGCTGTGGCACAGAGCTGGAAGTATATTGCACAGAAACGTCCAGAACTGACTAACGACTTGGGTGCTATGGAGAAAGCTGCTTATGCAGATGCCAGCACACGCAAAGTAGAGTTACAGGTAGGGGGCGAGAACATCCACACGTACGTTCCTGTCGGCAAGACGTTAGAGAACTTCTTCGGTGACTACAAGGGTGATAAGTCTTTCTTTATCAAGGCTATGAACAACCAAGTGGAATCCGTGCTGTCTAGCGTTAAGACTGATGTTAGTGGGGTATCTGTGGACATTGGTGCAGCAGGTGGTGACGCTATGGGTATGGTGGTAGCCGTGGAGGACTCCGATGGTATTGTGACACGTTATAGTATCCCCGGCAGTACTTTGCAACAGGCTGCAACCACTATCAACAAGGATGCAATTGATGTTGCCGCAGGTCTAGGTGCTCAGCAAAGTGGCCTAACCGCTGCTACGTTCTATGACGCAACGAATAACCGCGCTGTGACTATGAACGTGACTGGTGTGAATAAGTCGGGTATCGACCCGTTCGTGTTTGGTAAGTTAACCGCTAACCTGATGGAATCTGAGGGCTTCCTTGGCAAGAAGAAGAAAGCAGGTGGTGGCGAGACTGTAGGCTTCGGACGTCACACTAACTCCGGTAAGGACATTGCTGATGAGGTGACACTCCCACAAGCTATTGGTATGCTCAAGGGCGACCTAGAAGATACGTACATCCCAATGGTTAAGTCAGCGGCTAAGTCTGCTGGTCTTGAGTTGAGTGATGCTGCGTACCCTGTGCTGGTTGACCTTGCGTATCATGGTGGTGGTGGTAGCGCGAACCCCGTGGCTAAGGCTATGGCGGATTACGCTAAGGGTGTGAACCAATTCGACAACCTAACTAACCGCATGTTAGTGATGAACACTATGATGCAGACCCCTGCGTACAAGCAATCAGGAAAGACTCGACAAGAGCAATTACGTACTGACTTGACAAGTTGGCTTCAGCAGAACCAACCTACTAAGAATCCGTACCCAACCTATTACTAAGTGGTGGGGCATTTGCCCCTCCCTTATCATTACACTTTGAGGAACTTTTATGGCTATTTTTCAGAACCGTCGCCCATCTTCACAGGGTGCTGGCTTAGAGTCTAATGCTAAGGGCGTGAACGGCGCAGACATGGACGCTGGTGCGCTGGCATGGGAAGACACTACCGACTTAGGTTTAAACGCTGCGGAGCGTGAGGCGAACCTTAAACGCCTTGAAACACCAAAAGCAACTGGCCTTGAATCATTCGCAGCAGGTGTTGGTAACAGCATCGTAGGTGCGGCTGTGCGTAAGGCAACGATGCCAGATTTCCCAGAGGACACATCCTTTGACCTTGGTACTACTATGACAGCAGACACCTCTCTGCGCGTTCTAGGGTACTCAGAAGAAGAATTGAACTTCATTGGGGGCTCACGTAGCCTTGATGAGTACCAGTACCGTAAAGAGGCTGTGGAAGACCAACGCAAGCGTGATGGTGTACAGGCCGAGAACATGTTTGCAGGTATCGCTGGTAACTTGGCTGGTGACGCACCTTTCCTACTTGCCCCTATGGGTGCAGCAGGTGTGGTTGGTCGTACTGGTATGGCGGTACGTGCTGCACTGCGTGCTGGTGAGTTAGCAACCACTTACTACGCTCAAGACCAATTAGGTCAGGCTGAGTGGGTTACAGCGGTTGCCGCAGGTCTAATCGGTGTTGACCAACTATACGACGTATCACGTGCAACGCGTGGTGTCCGTGCAGCAGCGAATGCAGCAGAAGTTGAGAGCCGCGCTTTAGGTTCTGCAACTGAGCATGTGTTCACCGCTGAGACAGGTTTAGCACGTAAAGCACAGACTGGCGGTGTACTAAGTGACGCTCCAGAAATCGTGCCTGATGTGGTAAAACCAGAGGTCGCTGCACAGCGAATGCCTGACCCTGACGCACCTGTAAATGAAGTGCCAGAGGTGGTAAAAGTCCCACGTACAGGTAAGGGGGAACGAAGTTTCCCATTACAGGACACACCTGTTGAGGGTCGAATTGTTGCCTCTCGACAAGGACGTAAGACAGTTCAAATTAAAGCACAAGACTTAGTGACACACCTCCGTACTATGGATAGTTTGTCAGACTCAGCTCGTGCTCTTATGGATGCACTGCCAGATACTATCTCTGGTATGGAAGTGCGTTTAATGAATGCTACTGGTCGTCGCTCATCTTACACCTTTGGTGCTAACACTGAGTTTCTGAAACTACGCTCTACAGCGAAAGACGGTACAGTGTTTAAGACCGTGGGCGATATGTTGAACCACGTAGATGCAGACGTTGCTGTGCATGAGCTTATTCATGCTGTGACATCTAAGACTTTATTCCAAGCAAGTAAAGGTAACGTTGCTCCTGAGATTGCAGATGCTATCCGTGACCTTGATGCTTTACATGCCTCACTGAAAAACAACCGTGAGTTCGCTCGTAAGTACAGCTACGCTATGACTAATAATCGTGAGTTCCTAGCAGAGTTGGCGTCTAAACCGGAAATGGTGAAAGACCTAGCGAAGTTACCGGGTGTCCGTGCAGGTCAGAATGCTTTGCAAGCTGTGGCTGAGAAGATTCTGAAAATGTTAGGCTTCAAAGGCACAGGCTCAGCTCTTGATGAAGCGGTTGATGCCTTTGTTAAGGTTGCTAACTACCAAGCTGATAACCTAGATAAAGTGAATGCTTTCTTCTCTGATGGTATGGCTGACCTTGCAGACGATGCAAACCGTGGTGCTACTGCGGTTGAGCGTGCTAAACGTCTTGAGCAAGGCGTCCGTAAATCATTGAAGCAGTCGTTCGCACTCTGGGACAACATCGCTCGTGGTAGTGAAGACCTAGCGAACCTACTTGTATCTGATGCTACCCGTATGGGTGAACGTGCTACCAGTGTGGTAGACCATAAACGTAACTTGACTCTTGAGCAGAACCTACGTGCTGCTGCTGTTGAGGATGCACTTGTGGCTGCTATGCGTGAGAAGCACGGCGTTAACACCTTTGATATGTTCTTTAACCGCGCTAAGGCTCGTACAGCCCGTAGTGTGGAAGAAGACAAGCTGACTAAGTACCTGCATGAAGCGTACAGTGCTGAGAAAGCAGGGCGTGAAATCCCGACACCACCAGCCGACATTGAGCGTTTGGTGAAAGCCTACACCGATTCCGGTTGGGCTGAGTCTTGGCATGAACACCTTGTGAAATCCGGTACTATCAGTGCAGACGAGTTCCCACGCTCGAAGTACTACATCCCTCGTCAATACAGTTATGAGAAAGTGCGTAACATCGAACCACCTAAAGTTAAGAAACTGCTACGCTCTGCGTTGCAAGACACTTACACTAACATGGATGGTAAGCTGGCTGCACGTGTTGCTGACTCTTGGTACAACCGCATCGTGAACGGTGTTTCTGGTAGCGGTGGCCCACAATGGAAGAACTTAATGCAAGGTATGGATAACGATGAGTTGTTCATGGCTCTGCGTGATGCTGGCGTTGAAGACGACAAAATCAATGAGTTCCTACGTGTGAACGTACCGAAGACAGGTAGCACTGCACCAGTTAAGAACTTGCGTAACCGTCTCGACTTGAACTTGAACAAAGAGTTCGATATTGATGGTGATGTACTACGTCTATCTGACATCCTAGAAACGAACACACTTGGCTTGATGCAAGGTTACACAAACCGCATGTCAGGTCGTGTGGCGTTTGCGAATCGTGGTATCACTGATTTACGTGCACTTGACCGTTCAATCACTGAGACTCGACTAGGTATGGGTGAGGGTGCAGAATCATGGGGCAAAGCAGTGGATGACACAATCGACCACCTGTTAGGCTACCCAGTCGGTACTGACATCCCTGAGTTGATGCGTGGTGCAAGCAACCTTGCTAACACTGTGATGCTAAAGAACTCCGGTTTATACCAGATGACTGACATTAGTATCGCAATGAAAGAGTTCGGTTTAGCACGTGTACTTCGTGGTTTAGCAAGCACTGGTCTGTTACGTAAGGCTGACGCAGTTGTTGCGGATACTGGCTCACGTGAACGTCTGTACAGCATCTTGAATGGTGCGTACCAGAATGAAGCACGTTACCGCCACATCCACACATACGCTGACGATAACCTTGACTTGACTAACACAAGTGCTGCATTCCAGACAACGCAGAACCTATCACAAGCAGCTCGACTAGCAAACGGTTTCAGTATGGTTCACCGCTTAATGGCGAACTTGAACGCTGGTATCATTTGTGATGAAGTTGAGAACGTGTTGAAAGGTGGCTCAAGCCGCGCTCTATCTGAGCATGGTCTGACTCCTGAGTTGACACAGCAGTTACGTGCTGCATACGCTGAGAACCCAACTGGCCTACTGCCGTACGAGCTTCAACGTGAGTTGGAGATTGTATCGACACGTGCTATGGACTCAGTGATGCAGAATATCCGTACTGGTGAGACTTCTCACTTTGCACAGTTCAGTCCGGTTGGTAAGATTGTGGTTGGCTACCAATCCTTTGCGATTGCGGCTACTAACAAACTGCTACGCCGATACACACAGAACGGTGATTACGCAGGTCTTGCGATGCTTATGATGTACCAGTTCCCTCTCATGCTTATGGCTACCCATGCTAAGCTTGCGCTGGATGGTAAAGAGGCACAAAGCCCACGCGAACTAATCACTAACACTGCGATGAACATGTCAGCTATTGGTGGTGTCACTTTACTGTCACCGCTATTCCTCGGTGAATCTCCGCGCCACTCACTGACCTCACTAGGTTACGTGACACAGAGCATCGGAGCGGTGCAGGATATGGTCAGCGATGGTCGTATGGACACACAACGTATGAGCAAGATTCTTCCGTTCGCGCAAGAGTTCATGCCACTACGTGCAGTTATCAACAACATGGGGGAGTAACCCTTGAAGATTTGTAGTACAGTGGGGTGTAACAACCCCACTGCTAAACACGGCACAAAACGTAAGGACGGCTCTCCTAGATATTCTTCTAAATGTTCTAGGTGTAAGTTAGATACAAAGAAAGGCGTTCCAATATACCACATATATAAAGAGGATAAGTGTTGTAAGTGTGGTTTTGTTCCTGAGCATTCCTGTCAGCTTGATGTAGACCATATTGACGGGAACAGACAAAACAACGCTAGGGATAACCTACAAACTTTGTGCGCTAACTGCCACAGGCTAAAAACACACTTAGAACGTTAAATTTAAAGAGGCTTTATGGCATTAAGTGTACAACGTGCTACGAGCGACGGTACTATGACCAACATCGTCCTCAGCATTGAATTCTTTGACACGCGTGACATTTTCGTTATGCTTGATGAGAAACCTGCAATCGAGGGTACAGATTACACTTGGCAGGGTCGAACACAAATTAACTTTACTAACGCCCCGTTAGCTGATGGGGTGGAGGTTACGCTTACACGGCGTACCAACCGCACTGCGCTGCGTCATATCTTCTCTGAGGGCGCTGAGTTCACACGAGCTAACTTAGACGACGCACATACGCAATTGCTGTACCTAAGTCAAGAAATGACTGAGGGTTCTGGCATTAGCGATTTCTACGGTGACTTGGATATGCACCGCTACCGAGTGCGTAACATGGCACAAGGTACGGGGAACCGCGACGCTGTAACGTTCCTCCAATTGAAAGAGGTTGCAGACCGTGTAACCGCAATTGAGAACATTAAGGGTACGAACCGCCGAGGCCCAATCACTATCTCCACTAAATCCCCTGACACCGTTCCGGTTCAGTACGAAGAATGGGTGATGATTGGTGATGTGGACAACGGTGCGTTCGTTAACTCATCTAACGATAAAGACCAAGAGTAGAGGTATCTATGGCTGATGTACTAGAGGGTTTACCTCCTAAGCATTACCACGGTCAGAATCAGGTTTGGTACGAGAATGGCAAACAGTACATTGCGGTAAACGTCGGTGAAGATGACGACCCTGTGTACCAGTACCGCGAAGTGCTTTACCGCTGGATTGGTAACAACAACCGCTGGTACTTAGCCTATAGCAACAATCCTGACTCTGTAGGCACAGTGAGCCTTGACAACGCACGCTATTTCACAGGTGCTCCGTACCGTGGTGACGTAGCCTTGTTCGGTGATGGTCTGAAAGAACTACCAGACCCATTACCATTCTTCACAGGCTCACAGTACAAACTTTATAGTAACGGTGCTGACACGTTAGAGAACTACGTTAATTTCGGTTACGTGGGTAACTCTAACCCTTATGGTATTGACAATATTTACCGTATGTGTAAGTTGCGTCAGACAGAGGGACAGTACCTTTACACAGTTACACGCCCCGGTCAAGAGGGTTACAACTGGGGTGTAGGTGCATTCGTGGGTACAATCCCGACTGCAATCTACCCGAACATTTGGTCACTTCAATTCCGATTGGGTGACTTCGTTGATGGACAAGACCGCATGTGGCTGCTGTATGGCGGCTCTAATGTGACTTGGACAGAACAGGGCACTGGTCAACAAAAGAGTGCTCAGATTAGTTTTGGTGCGCATGTGTCGCGTTCTGGTGAGTTGATGTACTACCGTCGATTCAACAGTACTTACGTGTACGCACGTGTGCAATTAGCAAGTCTGACAGGTTGGCATCAAGTGCAACTAACGCAGGACGCGAACCACAACTGCACGATTACAGTTGATAAAGGTACGCCGAATGAACAGTCAGCTTCGTGCTCATTGAAGCTATGGGGTAAACAGTTTGACAGTGTATTATTCAACTGTGGCCCTGAGTGTGTGGGCACGACTGGCGTCCCTACTACAGATGTTTACGACAAGTCGTGGATTGGTAACATTGACATCCGTCGTTTCTACATCGACACACACGGTACATTCAACGAGAACGTGATTCCTCGCTACTATGAGCAACCTTACTTGAACATCGAGATTCAAGCTGAGGGTTCAAGTACGTGGCAGGATATTTCAAGCTCGTTGGTGAACTGGCCGCATGAGCAGGGCAACCGCCGCTGTATTTACACATTGCCTGATGTACCCGATGGTCAGTACTTTATCCGGTACAAGACCAACTACGGTGTGAGTAACACGCTACCAGTGCGCATCAAGGGCGACATTAGCCGCAAGACTGAGTTGTACTCTGACTTCTCTGACTTGATTGAGATGCGTGAGAACTGGCTCGTTGCACATAAGCAATGGGGTGGTACTGGCGTTGTAGGCAACCAAACTGCACTGCTGAACGGTGGTGTGGTACGTGAGAACGTTGAGGTTTACCCTGACTACTCTGATGTGGCAAACGCTGTCAAAGGCGTCCTACGTCTGCGTGGACACGGTACGTACTATGATGGTGATGTTATCGGTGTTGACCGTATTGGACACCCTGCACCTGATGGTCGTAAGACTGAGGTAGGGTCTGCTCTGGTTACACGCGAGTACTTAGGGCCGGGCAGTTTCCGCTGTAAGTTGCGCTCCCCGTACCGGAAAGGTGCAGCAACAGCCTTGTGGACATTCCACTACGAGGAAATCTACGAGAACGACCCACGTTGGCAGAGCTTCTTGGACGAGGGCTTACACGCTCAAGGTAATGAGGACGATGGTTACTACATTGTACGTAACCACGAGATTGACATCGAGTACCCAACCGCATTGAAAGATGCTGTGGATATGGAGGATGTATCGGCTGATAAAGCGCGTCTGAACACTTGGGAGGGTGAGCTGCGTACTTGGGATTTACCAGAGAGTGACCCGAACTACTTCTCTGAATACACTGACTTCTTCGAGAAGTGGGTGGATGAGGCGTTGAGTGACGGTAAGTGGCACGAGATTCGTTTCGACTGGCACACTGGCGACCCGAACCCACCAGCAGGGCTTCCTGCTAAGCGTGTGGATTTCTACGTCGATGGTGAGTTGAAGTGGACTAACACCACACACATCCCAGACATTCCGGGTCGTCTATGGATTGCTCTATGGTATCCACGTGCACCGGGCAACCGTTGGGCTGGACATAGTGCCGACTACATTTACGACTCGATTGACGTTGACTACTTCCACTACATCCCGTTCCCAGATGAACCAGTGCGCCAGTTAGGTGAAACATACCCTGCTGATGTATGGCGAGACTGGAAGTGGGAGAACTTCTTCTCCGGTTTCTATAACGAGCTACCACCACCGTATGAGCTACCTAAGCCATATGATGATGACATGCCAAAAGATGCCGATGGAACGTGGTTGCCAACGTCGTATCTAGCCGCTGGTAAGAACCCACCACAGTACATCACACCGTACCGATTGGAATGGCGTAATGACCGTAAATTGCAAGGCTCAGGAAATGGTGAATTCCAGTTCTTGAACTTAGTGCAAGGCGCTCGTTACAAGATGACAATCAAGGTGGCACGTACTACAACGCAAGCCGCTGGTTTGCAGTTGGTGACGTTCGAGCCGGGTAACGATGTAACCGACATCCCAATGTTCGAGGGTGATACCTATGAGTTGACTTTCATTGCGCAGAGCCAACAACGGGTATCCTTGCGTCGTAACACAACAAACAATAAATACGAGGGTCTGACTGACATCCGGTTAGAGCGTATTTAAGGAGTAAACATGGCAAAAGCTGCTAGTCGTTCGCGTCTAGCGGCGTTGCACGCTGCGTTCACTGACGCTTTGATTGATGAATTGAAGCAATCGCGTGAGGAAGAAATCCCACTTCCAGCCGCTGATAAGTCAGTGATTGCTAAGTTCCTCAAAGATAACAACATTTCTGCCGATGCAGACGATGAGGCTATGGGTGAACTAGCCGACGAGTTCGAGGATGAACTCGCGCAACGCCGAGAGGCACGTAAACAAGAACTGCTAGGCCGTCTCCAAGATGGTGACGATGATGAATTAGCAGGTATTATCTAAGGAGGTTATCGTGGGTTTATCTGTACAGGTGATTACACGATTAAAGTTGTTAGCACAACGCTGTAAAAAGCTTGCTGAAAATCCACGTAGCATCCCAGTGGACACACGTCAGGAGCTGGCGTTGATGTTCGCAATCACATTCAAGAACTTCGAGGACTTCGCGTACGTTGGTATGCGATTCCTTGGGTTCGACTTAACAGACATGCAAGCAGACATTGCTCAGTACATGCAGCACGGCCCTCGTAAGAAGATGGTGTGTGCACAGCGTGGTGAGGCAAAGAGTACACTTGCTGCTCTGTACAGCGTGTGGCGTCTTATCCAAGACCAGAGCACACGTGTCCTTATTGTATCCGGTGGTGAGAAACAGGCATCCGAGGTTGCAACCCTTGTTATCCGTTTGATTGAGACATGGGACTTGCTGTGTTGGCTACGTGCTGACCCTGCTCGTGGCGACCGTACCTCATACGAGGGTTACGATGTTCACTGTGACTTGAAACCGCTAGAGAAAGCACCATCCGTGGCTTGTGTGGGTATCACCGCTCAGCTACAGGGTAAGCGTGCTGACTTGTTAATCCCCGATGATATTGAGACGACCAAGAACGGTCTGACTCAAACACAGCGTGAGCACTTGCTGACAATCTCGAAAGACTTTGCGGCAATCAACACGCACGGCGATACACTTTATCTGGGTACACCTCAGACTAAAGACAGTATCTATAAGACACTACCCTCGCGTGGTTTTGAAGTACGAGTGTGGTGTGGACGTATCCCGTCTGTAGAGCAAGAGGAAAAGTACGGCGACACATTAGCCCCGTACATCAAGATGCTGATTGAGCAGGGCGCACGACGCACTGGCTTCGGCGTTGATGGTACGCTTGGAGAAACTACTGACCCTCAGCGTTACGACGAGGGCGCGTTGATAGAGAAAGAGCTGGACTTCGGCCCAGAGGGTTTCGCATTACAGTACATGCTGGATACAACCCTATCAGATGCGATGCGTACGCGTATCAAACTGTCTGATATGATTATCCATGCTGGTGATTCGAACTCTGCACCGGATATGTTCAGTTGGACAGCGGATAAACGTGCCCTTTACCCAGAGGTGCATGATGGTGTCCTTGGCGCACGCTTGTACACTCCTTTGAGCATTGGGACTGAGATTATCCCGTACAAGCACAAAATCATGGTAATCGACCCTGCTGGTTGTGGTGGTGATGAAATCTCCTTTGCAATCGGTGGTGCTGCTAGTGCGTACGTGCACTTGTTCGGCACAGGTGGTTTCCAAGGTGGTGTGTCTGAGGAAAACATGAACCGCTTGATTGACTTAGCTGAGGACTTCGAAGTTAAGGACATCGTTATCGAGAGCAACATGGGTCACGGTACAGTTACAATGCTGTTCCAGAATGCCCTAGCGCAACGTGACATTGCACACATTGGTGTACGCGACTTACGTAACAGTACGCAGAAAGAACGTCGTATCATCGACACTATCTCTCCGGTTACTCGTCGTCACCGCCTAGTTGTCCATACGTCTGCATTAGACATGGACATTGAGTGCTGTATGTCGTATCCACGTGACCGACGCTGGCAGTACAGTGCGTTCCTGCAATTACAGGACATTACATACGACAAAGGCTGTCTGTCCAAGGATGACCGCGCAGATGCTATCGCTATGCTGGTTCAAGAGTTGAACGCCCACTTAGTTGAGGACGAACGCTCTGCCGCTGAGAAAGCACTACAGATGCGTGTAGCCGAGTTCATTCTGAACCCAATGGCTTACCAAGGCGTAGACACTCGCCCACGCAACAAAGGCACTGCAAGCCGCCTATCGGTAGCTGGCAAGCCACTTCATAAACGAACTGGTATCGGAGTAGGTACAGGCACACTGTCTCGACTGAACTCACGACACCGTAAACGAGGTAGACTATGAACAAACGATTAGACTCATTTAAGCGTGAAGACTGGTTCGGTCTTCTACGTACAATTGCTGACTTTATCCTACGTCGCAAAAACAAGTAATGTAAGGAGCTGCTAATGGCAGAGAAAGATGCTGTCTTCATGCAGGACTTTGAGGACAAATCTACACGAGAAATCCTTTTAGACCACGAACGACGGTTATTCGCTATGGAACAGACACAGAAAGAACTTGCAGACAGTTTGAAGCAAATGCGTGAAGACTCCGCAGAAATGTTGAAGACCTTTAAGGAAGTTGCGCCTGTGGTTAAGAAGACCTTGTACTTCTTAGCAGGTGTCGGTGCTGTGTACTTAGTGGGTGGAGACGGTAAGCTCTTGGAGACTGCCGTTACCGTCGCTACTAAATTAGCTGCAATGTAGGAGACTGTATGCAAATTGTAATCCCCTATCGCAAGCCGGGATTACCAGTTATTCCGTGGGTACGCGCTGCTGTGCGTATCCGCGCTAGTGAGTTACTGCGTTGGGAATTTCCTGACGAGTTACCGCCAGATGTATTAACCCAGTTCGTGCAGGACTGTCGTGAGGCTTACCCAGTGTTACGCGAGGGTCAAGTGGAGGCGATACTAGGAATGGACACTGTAGCTCCGGTAGAGTACACGCATAGCATTGAAGCCGCTGTACTGGTGGCTGACGCTGTGGTTGGTTTCAACCCCGGTAATGGGTCACTAGCTCCGGTGTACGTCTCTGACGGTACTACAGATGCCCGAGTGTACGCTCTGGAGGTGAATAACGCGTCTGGCTTCTGCCGCTTAACGTTGGCAGATAACCTAGACCTGTTCACCACATTCACTATGGGTTATGGTAACACGTACACCACTTTGACCAAGGCTGGTAAGAACCGATGGGAGACACCTAAAGACGCTGATGGTGTTGCGTTTACAGACGCTATGTACAATCTATTGAACGATAACATAGGTGTACCTGTGGCATTTGATTTAATTGGTAATAAGTAGAGGTAAGTATGTTACTTAGAGACACTGCGAATTTCAAGATTGTGAAGTTCGCGTGTCAACACTGTGGGGCTTTGAAACTAGACTTAGCCTTACTTATGTTGGCACAAGCACTACGGGAGCATTTCGGAGAGCCGCTAAAGGTTGAATCCGGTTATCGCTGCCCTGTACACAACAAAGCCGTAGGGGGTGCTGAGAACTCTCGTCACTTACATGGTGATGCGGTGGACTTGCACTTGCTGAACAAAGACCGTGGGAACTTCCAGAAGCTCCAGAAGCTTTATGACACAGCTCTAGCTCTGAACCCTAATGGTGGTGTAGGTCTGTACGACTGGGGTGTACACGTTGATACACGCGGTGAGAAAGCCCGATGGGATTACCGCTCTGATAAATACAAAGAAGTAATGGGGAAGATGGATGTCTGAACATAAGGTAACACAGGAACTCGTAGAGTCAAAGGTTAAAGCAGAGCAGTACGTGGTTGTACCGGGTACTACACTTACGTTCTGTGTGTTAACACTAGAGAATGGTTTCACAGTCACAGGTGAGTCAGCCTGTGTAGACCCAGAGAACTTCGACAAAGCGGTTGGAGAGCATTGGGCTAAGGTGGATGCTATGAAGAAAGTGTGGCCTCTTGAGGCGTACCTGATGAAGCAGAAGCTGTACGAAGCTGAGCTAGAGAAAGAACGTACGTTCCTAGCAATGGCTGTACGTGGTGAAGCGCAGCGAAGTGAAACGAAGCAAGCTGAACACACAGCGGAGTTAAATGCGGTGTACGAGGGTTAACGCTCTGACACGAAGTGTCCCTGTGTAGACATATGGAAAGCCAATGGAAAGCCCACGAAAGCAAGTGGAAAGCTTAGGGCAGCATTGGCTATCTGGTGAAAACCCTGCACAAGAAAAATGTTATACTCACCCGAGGGGGTTCTCCCCCATCCACGCCCGCGTTTCCCCCGTGGGGGTGCGTGTGTGTGCGCTGGCGTGCGTGCGCTCGCGTGTGCGTACGTGTGTGGGCGTGTGTGGGCGTGTGCGTGTGCGAGCTATCCAGCGCGTGCGCGTGCGTGCGTGTGCTACGCGTGTGCTATCCTTGGGAAAGCGACGGGAAAGCCTTGTGCTATCCATGCGATTGCGTGGGCGGCTCAGGTGTGCTCTGCGCTTGCCTTTTTTCGTCGCCTGTTAACTCGCTGGCTTGTCACCTGTCAGCGTATGGCTATCCACTGGCTATCCACTTGTTAACATATGGCATCTATGATGCGCTTTGCTACTGGCTTGCTATCCATATGCTATCTAGTGTTAGCTTGCTGCTATCTCTCTGCTATCCTATTGATTTACGCTTGTCGCTCTCGCTTCGCTTCGCTCCTGCGCTACAATAGGGAATGTTAGACAGTGTTAGTCAGTGGACATACGGCGACAGGGGACACTTCGCTTCGCTCCGTGTCGGTCGCCTCCTGTCAGGGGACTAAGAGCATTATACCGGATAGAACATTGTGAGACTAGAGGATTGGTTGTGGATAACTCATTGCTAAACCACTGTATAAGCACTGTATATACCGCTTTTATTGTGATACACCTCACATTTCTAGCCGTAGCACTTGATTACTAGGTCTAGCTATGGGATAGTTCATCCCGTCGGACAGGGAAGCAGAATTGTTAAGTACCTCCCGACAGTAATCTAGGAAGCTGAATAGTCAAGTACTAGGTTACAAGGACAATAGGCAAGGTCGTTAAATGCCCTCTCGCGTTCCTTTAGGATGTCAGCCGTAGTATTAGCAATGAGGCAAGGCTATAAAATAACGCCCTCTCGTATTCTTAGGATGTAAATCGAACGCTCTTTAAAAATATGCTTGACAATGAACCACTAGGTAGTGTAGCTTAAATAGCGTACTCGGTGAGTCACAACTAAGTGCCCTTGAAGCTAGGGTTAAACAATGCAAAGCGGCGTTTGCTGGCTTAGTTGTAAAGTGTTGGAATTACGGCTTATAGCCTGACTGACTGACTAACTAAACACTGAATCATAAAACGCTTGACAAGTTGAACAACTTATGATACATTAAAAGCATGTTAGGGCAACCTAACGACTCAAGGCACTACGCCAGTCCTGCGGGACACTATGAAACCTTGCGAGGTACTGCATACAAACGGCACTAGCCAGCGAGTCACCGCCTACTAAGGCATCGTTCTTTAAAAATTTGGTAAACGGTCTTAACCCTCAAGCGAGAGCAGTTATTGCCACCATCTGCAAGCGACACGGATACACTTGTGTCTGCTGTAAGGGGTCAGCGAGAAGCGAAGCGAGTAGAGTTAAAAGTAAGAGTTAGACGACGGGCAAGGCAAGTGATACCTGCTGCGTCCGGTGGAATGTAAGTGTAAAGTAATCAGGCTTGAAATCCGTATCCAGTTTTCCGCTTACAATGTACTGGCAACAACTGCGCCAGCGGCAACCTATCCCGAAAGCATAGGTCATTCGATAGGGCTTAGTGTAACCATTAATTGTCTGCTAACATGATATGTTCTCTGAGTCCTATCCAATGTAATTATTCAAAGCTTGTGCAACTTAGCACGAAGCGGTGTGACAGTCCTATTAAGCGCAATCTTT